CATCCACCATATCCTTGAATTTGGACTGTGGGAAGTTCTCACACTCGTTGAAATACTCTTCATTCCACGGTGCAATCAGCACATCGACATTGCCTTTATCCATGCCTTCAAGTCCTAACCATTGTGCTGAGAACGGTTCTGCTCTCGTTACCTTGTCTCCGGACTCTTGAATGCACTTAACAGCAAAACCAGCCAAGAGCTTCATAAAACTCTGTGCCTGGTCTTTACCTGCCTGGCCTGGGTCTTGCGGAAGTCTTGTTGCTACCCTTCCGTATTTCGCCCTGTCGGCTATGCAGGTCTGCTTTATAATTTCTCTCACATCGGACGAACTCAACCGGCGATTGATAACGTCGGCCACAATGTACCGTCCGTTTCTTCTCTTTCCGATCAGCACGCCTGCTGTGTATGCCGGGTCTCCCTTTTCATCCTCAGATGTTGCCGCAAGGTCCCAGCCTCTCGCCCACTTGATAACATCGGGCGGTATCTCTTCCAGCATATTTACCTTTACTCGCTTGAACATCAAACCTGCGGCGGCTTTAATCTTCCAGTTGCCATGCAGTAGTCGCTCTCTCTGCACAAGAGCCATCGCCTGCAGGTTGGCTAAATACCCTGGGTCATTCTTCATCAGAATTTTGTTATCATGCAGCGTACTCGCAATGAACGTCACGCTCTTAGGCATCGTCTCAGCCTGTTCCGGCTTGACACCGTTCTCGATAGCTCCCTGCACTGCCTCTTCCCTGCTGTCAAACCAGGTAACGACCTCATTCAGCCGCACCATCCAGCGGATCACTCCCGACCGTTCCGGTATTGGGTAGCCGGTCTCTTGGTTTATCCACCAGGAAATGAACTCAGCAACCCAAGAGTCTGCGTCCGGGTTGCAGGTGGCTCGTACATACGGCTTTACACCGGAATCTGTACGGTTTCGAGACAGCATATAAAAGAACTGGTACTCGCTAAAGTGCGTCAGCTCGTCAAATCCTATCATCGTGAGCTGTGAGCCCTGCCAGTCGTCGCAATCTTCATCACGTCCGAGGTGGGCGAAATTGACCGATGCGCCTCTTTTGAAAGTCCAGTGTAGTTTTGGTGTCTTTAACGGCTGGGAACCTTTCACGTAGCGGTAAATCTTTCGTGAACTATCCCATAAGCCTCCTGGAGATGTTACCTGCGTGTAGTCACGTCGGAAGATAGTTGCGTTGTAGTCCGGATTGTTCATGTACCGAAGCGGCTCTAACAGCAGTCCAAAGGTTTTTCCTCCGCCTGCAGCGCCTCCATAAATGCAAATATCCGCAGAGGTCGCTAAAAACATTTCCTGCGGTCCTTTCTGCGGAGCTAATACGATTTTCTCTTTCATCAATCGTCCCTCCCATTATCCGGAAGGTAAATCTGAACCTCCGCATCATTGTCGCTGGTCTGATCCACATAGTCCTGTGGTCTATCCTGCCAGCGGTCTCTCTGCCGGTTCTTCAACCAAAATATCTGAGCCGTGACATCCGGCGGTACGTGCTTCTTGGTCTTTTCAATCTTGACCGGTTTCACATTGCCGTCCTTGTCATACTCAATGATTTTCTTCTCTTCCTCGTACTCATAGCCGGTAGCCCTCTCGTAGAGACTCCTTATTACCTTCGCATCTGATACGCCTTTACCTTCTCCAAGCGCCTTGCCGAATGATTCGTGTTCCTTGGCCCATCGCATAATGGTTCGTTCGGAGACTCCCATGGCAAGGGCGATCTCTTCATTGGTGGCACCCATTGCAGCCAAAGACCACGCCCAGTTATCGTGGTAAGGGGCATTGTATTTTGGCTTAGCTGCCATACATTAACTACCTGCCACTGAGGTAGTCAGCACATAGGTACTCGATCAGTTGCCACCTGTTCTTACTCGTGATTGTCCCTTCCTTCTCAGCTTTCTTGATTGCCTGCTGAATAACGGAAGCGGACTCACCCGGTACCGCATTACTGCCAAACAGTTTAGCGAGGTAGGTCCATTCTCCTTCCTCTGTGAAACCGCAGTCGTCCATCTTCTGAGCGGCGTTCTCAATCATGGAGTGGATAGCCGCACCGACGTTTCGGATGTCCGTAAACTTCTGATATTTGCTAAGTGTCTCCACAAATCCCTTGCACTGCTCGTAGGATGCCACGCCCACAATGTCCGGAGCCTTTGATTCCAGGTCTTTAACCAGTGCGTCCATATCCTTTACCTGGTGCGGAAGGAATGTAAACGTCACATTCTTAAAATCAAACTGAACCGCAGGACTCAGCATCTTGTCGTACTGTTCCAGCGGTTCTTCCATGATCTCCTTGCCGACGAATGACTCAATCATATCGTCCACATCGTCTATCATCTTCACGATTTCTCTCAACGTACTGTCGTCGTCGAAACCGGAAATTGCATTGTGTGCCAGCTGCTTTGCCGCAATCTTGCTTCGTGAGAGACCGGACACATCGACAATAGCGATGATTTCCTTCATCTCTGCAGCACGTGCGCTCTTTACTCTGTGGTGGCCGCTGATGATTTCCAGCTTGCCATCCACCAAAACAAAAAGAGGCAGGCTTTCCAGCTGTCCTCGCTTCTTGATATTAGCGGTCAACTGATCCTGCATCTCGTTTTTCATTATCCTGGCGTTGATGTCCTGCTCCTTAACCTTATCCAGCGGAACCTTGGCGATCACCAAGCCGGAACCCATATCATAGATTACTTCGCATCCTTCGATTTGCTGGATGCCTTTGCTCTGTTCTTCTGCCATTCGTTTTCCCTCCTTAGCCATTCTTGAAGCGTCTGCTGTTCGGTTCTTCCCTCTACTAGTTCAGCCTCATACGTGAGCTTGTAGCCGTTCTTCTTGTCCTCAACCCTGTTTACCAGTTTCATGATGCCTCGTACCTCTTTGTTCTCCGGGTACCTGGTAAGCATTGCGGTGCGCATCTTTGTGACCTTCTCCTGTTCGATATTGTCCAGGAGTGTATCTACAAAATCTCTGTTCTGCGCCAGCATATAACACAGCCTGCCGAGGCGGTATGTCTTGTGTGGCACCTTCATCACGTACCAAACGAATACGCTGTCTGCCGCCATCTTCGAGATGCCGAATACCCCAGCCACATAGCCATCAATCAGCAATGCCCTGTTGAACGTCGCCGATGAACCGACAAAATTGTGAGTCCATAACTCTCTGTAATACTGAGCCTCTGCTGACTTAATCGGGATAACCTGTACCCTGCTATCTTCCCGGATCACATAATCTCTCGGAAGCATACTGCAGTCTAACGGCTGTAACTTACTCTCTGCCGGGCGCTTTATCTTCTTGCCGTTTGCCAGGGCGGTTGCCTCTACCTCCCGGTTCGTAGTGATGTAAGCATTCAAATCTGCTCTCGTGCCGGAGCGAGCATATATCGTATATCCTACCGCTTCGCCCGCTCTCTTCTCCTGGTAACAGATAACCAACGCCTTTGCATCCATGCAGAGGTCGTAGAACTGCTGGTGCCCTGTCTCCGGATCAAACAGTTCATACGGCGGTTCCTTCCAGGTCATCTTGCCCTGTGTGTCGTAGAACTTCTCATATCCGGAGAAGTAGGTCGGTGGGTTTGCAATAACCAAAGCGTGCGGATCGTCCAGCACCTCTTTCAGATGCTCCCACATATCCAATGGTCTGTAGCTCATGCCACCTAGCAGATTCTTGATTACCTCTATCTGCCGATTGATACTCTCGATGTGTTCCTCTCGTCTGAGGCGTAGGTCTGTGAGTATCTGATAGAAATAATCATTGCCCGCATTCTTCGAGGTTCTGAGGTACAGCTGCGCATACAATGCCGTTGCCGGGTCAAGAAGCTCTTCGTCACTAAAGCCTTGTGCATGGATTTCCAGTGGCTCTAATGACTGGCCGGTAATCGCATATCCGAGGACTGTTGACATCATATTGACGTCGCTGGTCTCGATCTGCTCCGGCTTAAACCCATTCTGTACTGCCAGGTTCGCCATTGCAAAGGTACCGGCACACGGCTCAACGAACCTTGTATATCCGGACTTTGCTGCAGTCTCTATCAGAGTAACAAGAAACTTCTGCTCCGACGGACCTAAGCACCCCAGGAACATTGCTCCCGGATCCATAAAAAATGCCATATCCTTGTCTCCTTCCCTAAAAATTGTTCAATATATACAAAAAGCCGAGGCGGTTCCCTGGTACTGACCCGGGGATTTTTGATACCTGCCTCAGCATATTGCACAAAAAAGACCTCAGACCCGAAGGACACTGAGGTACGTTCCGTGATAACAAATAAGGCACCGTACCCTTTCGGATGCGATGCCGTTGTTTTTGGACCGGAACCCTGCGATGAACAGGACCTTAACTATGGAATAGCCACGTGCTACTTACACCAGTTCCGGATGTTATGATTAAATCCCTGCCAAACCAAACAAACTCAGCTGCTCGTAACCAGGTTCTTCCTTCCTGGCTTCGACTGCCTTCTTGACAGGTTCCTTGCCTTCTTTCTTGACTGCAGACTTCTTGACCTTCGGCTCTGACGGATCGTATAACTCCTCAATCAGTTCTCCGGTCTGTTCCGCCCACCACTCAGCGAATACGGTTCTGTGACACCAGTCTCCTGGAACTCTCACATCTTCGTAGCAGAGAAGCACAAGTTCTTTCCCTTCTGCTCTTGCCTCCGTATTCATCTTCTCGACCATATCAATAATTC